CTCTGACGCGCCGCGCTATATCTGAATATCTTTGCCGACCTGTCAAATGTAGTGAGGGCAAGCTCACACATGGCAAATGACAATGTTTCCGGCTGTTCCTTATCCCACACAATCCAGCACTTTGAATTGATGGGGATGCGGTCTATGAAATGGTTCGCTCCGAAGATGATGGCGTTCTTGCTGACGCGAAGCAACTCCGTGAAAAATTCCGCTTTTGGAGCATCCTTATCCCACGGCTTGTATGTGCGACCCTTTTCTCTCATCAGTCTGCCACTTGAGCAGATGTCTATTCCGTAAGGGCAATCACATAAAGCGATGTCAACGCTTTTGTCTGCCATTGATTTCAGTACCTCAAAGCTATCGCCGAGGATGATTTCGCTACGTGGTGTCATTCCGCAAATAGGCTTTCAGGTTGATTATTTGCCTTGGCTTTATCCCGGCGTGACTCGCGCTCTACCAATTCCGCGATGTCAAACATCGATGGTGTGGATTGATAGGTTTTGAGCAGATTCACGGCATCGGCATAAAAATCTTTCTTAATCTCAAATCCGTAGGCACGGCGACCGCAATTTCTTGCAGCAAGCAAGGTTGTGCCACTTCCGGCGCATGGGTCAATAACAACGTCGCCGGGGTCGGTGAAGATGCGGATAAGCTGTTCCAGTAAAGGCACGGATTTCTGCGTGGGATGGATTTTAGGTGTCTTGGTGTCACGGGGATAATCCATGCAGTTAAAGACCATGCGACCGCCATTATTGAATTTGGGAAGCTTTTTACGGTAAAGCAATAATCCGTATTCGCAGTTTCCTACAATCTTCATGTTAGACTTGAGTACCTGCGCTGACCAGTTCTTGCGAAAGACCAATGGGATGTAATAATTGAATCCATAGCGCGTTCCAAGCTCGATGAAATACATCATCTGTTCAAAGGCACAAAAGATAATCATACACGGTGCTTTACCCGCCTCTTTGGGTTCTTTGATAAGCAGATTTGAGCAAAAGTGCATAAATTCCGCTGGCTTGAAATTAGCATCGGTATCAAAGAATTGCGTGCCGGCGAGTTCGCTTTCGCCGTTTGCGTTATCGCCATCAACATACCACTTGGGGTTGGATGCGTAGGCGTTTATTCCGAGGTTATAAGGCACATCGGCGATGATAAGCTGCGCCTTGCAACTCAGATACCTCTTCCAATTCTGAAAGTGGTCGTTATAAAGCTCTATATTTTGCATTGTGATAATGATTTACTTGGTTTAGAAAGGTAATGGCTCGTTGGGGTCAATCGGCGTAAACGGCATGTTTGGGTCATCCGTCTGCATCTGCATGGGCGTTTGCGCGAAGTTCATCCCGGCTGGCGGTTGTGGCTGTGATGGGATTGAATCTGCATCATCTTCCCACGGCAAACCCGATGGCAGGGATGGCTGCGTTATTTCGTCCCGTTCTTTGGCTGCAATCATATCCTCCATGTCAGCCCTGAAATCCACGGCTACGCTTTCGCTTTGCTTCCACGGGATATATCGGCCATTGATGACGTTGAACTTGAATGTAGCATCGCCCGGCGCACCGAGGTGTCTGAACTTGACCTTTTCCACGCGCACAAGGGTGTAATTCTTGCTTTCGTCGCGTTCACGATGTACCACAAGACCGAAATCCGCTTTGTCAAAGAATGTCGCAGAGCCGCTGATGTCGTACATGGTAGGCACACCGCCATTTCCGTTATCCTTTTTAATCTTGGTGGGATGCGCCATAAGGATGAAAAGGAGGTCGTTCTGCTGGGCAAAAGCCGTCATTCTATTCAGAAGACGCGAGATGTATTGGGTTTCCGTTTCGCCGCCTGACTGTTCATGCTCGATTCGGTTAAATGGGTCAAGTACAAAAATTCGTATTCCCCTACGACGTACAAGGTATTTAGCCTTTGCCAGAATATTATCTATCGTTGCACCGTCTTCCGGTAATACGTGAAAGAAGTTTTCACGATAGTATTCTTTGGCGTGAGCATATTGCTGTGGAGTGATGTTTTCACCCCGGTTGTCTATGGCTTGAAATTTCTTTCCACATAGCTTTTCTATCAGCTTTACGGCATGAAGCTGAATCGGCACGTTTTCGGGCGAGAAGAATCCGACCTTGAAATCGTAAAGGATATTCAGACGAACACACATCTCATCGATAAATTCCGATTTACCGCTGCCCGGTATGCCGGTCACAATCATAAGGCGTTTGGTTTCAAGACTCATCAACGCATCAAGATTGGGATGTCCTACCATGAAGCCTTTTTGAAGACCGTTCTGATAGATGGCATCAAGCTCTTCTTCGTAATCGTCAAGCATGAACACGCCCTCAACCTTGACCTCTTTGGCGGTTTTAAGGCAGTTTTCAAGACTTTCCTTGCCGTACTTCTGGAGATGCTCGTTGGCATCCTTACAGTCATCGCCATAAGTGACAATGCGGCATCTTTCACCACCAAAACGACGTATCAGTTCATCGCGCAGCAATAAGCCCTTTGTGTCAGTATCGACGGCAATGTAGATTGTTTCCTTGTCACCAAAGAAGCCCTCTATAAAGTCATCAAGATATGACAGGTTGCTATTCGCGCCGTTGGGTACACTGACGCAGTTGTTCTTTCCGATTTCAATGAACGAAAGACAGTCCATTTCGCCCTCGGTTATGATACACTCGCTTTGGCCGACGATGCTGTCAAGATTGTAGGGAATCAGTTCCGCGCCGCTTTCAAGCATGAATTTCTTATCGCCGGTGCGATACTTCACGTTGATAAGCTCGCCGTTTAGATAGTAGTTGAACTGCACGGTGTTCATCTTCTTTCCGACCTGCGGCATGAACTGCTCACCCTCGTTAATCTTCATGCGTTCAAGCACCCATTCCGATATACCGCGACTATTGAACCATTCAACGAGTTTGCGCGACAGCGTTGTGATGGGTCGTGGCGTAGGTCTGCGATATTCCTTTTTGGGGGCATCATGCGACCTTTCGCCGACATGGATAGTTCCGCTCCAGCCGCAGTAATGGCAATGCCATACGCCCTTGCCTAAATCGACTGAAAGACTTTTATCGCGCTTGTCTTTCCGTCGGTCATGGCATTTGGGGCAGATAACTTTCATCTTGCCGCTATTGCGCCCAGCTGGGATGTCTATTCCAAAGTCGCTGTAAGCTCTCATTTTGAACCGTTACTCCTTTCTTCTTCGGCTTTAATGGATTGCCAGATTGCAGATGTATCGCGCCGTGTCGTGCCTTTTATTTCCACAAGGTTGAAAAGCTGACCTATACGGTCGATAGTCCTTGCGCCATAAAGGTCAAAGGTTTCTTTCAGCGTGTGGTTGGTAGTCACGATGTAGGGGATGTCGCTATTGTTGTCGTAGATGGTGTTTATCAAGTGCGCCACGACGTTCAGCTTGTTGCCTACATGGTTTGTGGGGGCTATTTCAGTTCCGAGTTCGTCGAGACCCATAGGGATGCTGTCAAAGACCGAGAAGCCGTTGGCGGCATATTGACCGCAGAAAGTAGGCACGTTTATCCACCGGGGTTTGATGTGTTCGCCGCTATCACGTAGCCAGTGTTTGCTGACAAACTTGATGATGGCTTTCATCAGTGTGCTTTTGCCCGTTCCGATATTACCGTAAATCCATAGACCTTTGCACGGTTTCAGGTTGCCCTCTGTATTGCGTATGCACCAGTTGAACACGTCAGTAACAATCGCCCGGTTGTCCTTGTCAACGACAAAATCGGGGCAGTAACCCTTGAGGATGTCAAAGAAGACCGCCTTAATGGTATTCAGTTCCGTCTGGCATTTGGAGGCCATATCCGGCTGAAGATATACCATTTTGTCTATAAGTTTGATTTCTTCCATTTGATTGTTCTGAATTGTCGTTACTGTATTCGATTTCCCAGCATCGGTTGTTTATCCATGTCTGGAGGTGCTTGATGTATTCTTTGGGCTTTCCGCGTGTCTGCTCGGCATAACCCTGCGCCGCCGGCAATAGCAATGGCAGTACCTTTTGCCAATCCCTGTGCTTCTTCTTGAAGTTGGCAAATTCAGTGTCAAGACCGCGCTTCTTGCCGGGATACGCCTTGCGAAAAAGCTCAAAATCTTCTTTCGCTTTTTGAAGAGTTATACTTTCTTCCTTTCTTTCATTCTCTTCATTCTTATCATTCTTTTTATTCTTATTATTCTTGTTTGTGGCTGGCTGATGTTCGTCTGATGTCGGCTTGATGTCGGGTTGTTGTTCATCTGCTGGCTGTTCGATGGCGTTTTGTTGGCTATTGTTTTCCGTAGCGCTTTGGTAACTATCGTAATTACAGATGGTTATTATTGAATATTTGTTGGTCGTACTTCGGATTATTTCTCCAGTTTCTTCCAACTTTTTTAAGCATACGCGCAATGCTCCGCGCTTGATTTTTATGCTACGCATAATCCCATCTTCCGAGGTCATAACCTGACCGCGTTTTATCTCTACACCGAAGCTGTAACCGTCTTTATGATTGGCGGTAAGGAGTAGGTGAATGAAGACAGCCATCATGTTCGGCAGACCATACCACCGCCATTCCGTCATCTTGCGATAAAGGCGTATCCAACCTATCTCATTCGGATTGGGATTACACATGGCGGTAGTAGATTATGCCGGCTGATACGGTAGATAGTCGATGATTTTTACGCGCTTGATGCCGTCCAGACGCAGATTGTAACCCTGCTTGAGATACTCGTTGACAAGCAACGTAGCTTCCACAGTGTTCTCGGCGCATACAAGCATGTAGTATTTGGTTTCCTTTTCCTTGCCGGATTCGTCATCAGTAAACACGTCAATGACGGTAGCCTTGAAGAATGGCTTGTCATCTTCCTTTTCGTTGATGATTTCCCTTATATCGCTGCGTCCGATGCTGAACACGTCGATTTTCTGGTTGGGGTACAGTTCAAACATCATCTTTTCTGCCTCTGCGAATAGCTCGGCATCCATGATATAGTGTTCCTTAACTTCTTTCTGTTCGCCGGTGTCAAGGGTCTTTTCAACCCTTAATTTTGCTTCAAAAAACATGATTAGTTCAGATTAAAAGACGTAACAAGGTCAGCATACACGGCCACGGCTTCGCGCCGGGCGAGTTCCCTGTTGGTTGCTACGACTGCGTTGTTAATAATTGCATGGCTATGCGGATGCCGCAACATAAGCGTTACAAGCGCACCGCCCACTTTAATCTCATCGCCGGTAATCGTACATTCCATCTTGTCAGAATAGATTGTAAGATTAAGCCCGGCGACAGGTTTATCGGCGGGTCGTAGGAGCTTATTGAAATTCCTTTTCCCGAATAAGCTAATTTTTGAAATACCTTAAAGATGTGGGATAATGACTTGGCCATCGGTATGTGATAATAATTGTGGCTACACCATGGATTGTGTTCCATGATGTAGCCGGGTTGACATTTAGAATGGCAGGTCGGGAGTTTCGTTGGGCGCGACACTGGGTGCGGCGGCGATGTCTTCCGCAGTCGGGCTTTGGGGCGTGAACACACGTGTTTCAAGGTCGCCCAAGATGTAGTTTTCACCATCAATGCGCTCTTCCTTTTTGGGTGCGCAAGAAATGAAGTGCGTGTACGTGCGGGCAACGCCGTTGTTCGTGAACGTCTGCGGCTGTTTCTTTGTGATGACGGCTATGTTCAGATAGATGCGTTCCTTACCGTCCTTGCACATGACTTTCTTCATCTGTGATTTGGGGATGTCAGACAGACAGATGCTGCCAGACAAAAGTGAATTGTTGTCGGCCATTGTTTATGCTCTTTTGAGTTGTGAATAGTTTTCTTCGATGATTTGCTCTGCGAGTTCCACGCGCTCCATGATAAGGGCGATGGCATCTTCGTCACGCTGGATGCGCACGATGTGGATAGGATTTTCCACAAAGGGGCAGTACACGATGAAGTCGCAGAATTGCGCCTCAGTGCAGGCCATGTGGTTCTGACACTGATAGTAGTAGTCCGGGTTGACTTTCTTGAGTGATTCGTTGTCGTGGATTTCCGCAACATACTTGCTGTATGTTGACAGTGTGGGGCATTTGATTTCTACGCATCCCATAACGTCGCCGTCGGCGGTTATTCCGTCTGGCGATGAAGCAAGATACTTGATTTTGGGATGGTGGCAGAGTCCTACCTCCTTGACCTCGCGCCCGGTTATCGTGACGTACATAGCACGTGCGTTTTCTTCCTGCTCCGTACCGAAGCGCATAGCTTTTGACTGCGATGTGGTTTGCTCAAGGTAGAATGTGAACATATTATCATCCTTGACAATTTCGGGGTTCAGCGAGCGTTCCCCCGCAAGTTGATAAAGGTATGTAAGGGCGGTGTCTGAAAACACTTTGTCCTTTGTACGGCCACTTTTCATCAGCGAGCCTACCTGACTGCCGGTGATGTAGCCGAGGCGAGCGCGATACCATTCTAGAGTGCGCTGTTCCTGTGTAAAGCTGAGATTTGACATGGCTTATTAGATTTGGGGATTAGGGGCTTGCATAGGCTCGCCGCTGTCGGTGGTCTTAACTTCGCCCGTTTCAGTATCTACTGTTTCTTTGGCGGCATCTTCCGATTCCTCTACGGGTTTAGCCGTGGTCTTCTTCGCACCCTTTGCGGCTGCGCGTGATGCCATTTCAGTGAGTTTGCTTGATTTGGCTTCCTTGCTATTACGAATGGGCGACATAAGGTCTTCTACGGTCGTATCGCCGTCACGAAGAGCTTGCATCATGCCGCGCAATAACGCGATTTCGGAGGCGCATATCTGGGCTTTCGTGTACTTGCCGCAGAGCTTGATAACTTCTTCTTCCGTTATTCCGTACTGCTCGTTGAAATACTTGATAGCCTTTTCGCGGCTTTGAATGAGTTTGTTTTCATCCGAAAGGTCGCCGGTGATTGTTTGCTGGGCCGCGCGATACACCTTGTCAACTATCGCGCCCGGTATGACGGCAAAAACTGCATTGCGCAATGCAATCGCGTTTGCAGCGTTCCCTGTAACGGTTATCATATCGTCGCTGAATCGTCCGTTTTTGCCGATGATAGAGCGTCTAACCTCTACGGCATAGGCGTTGTTGCTTTCCAAGTCCCAAGCCATGCCGCGTGACACAACCTCGCGCTCGTTGATGGCGATTACACGCGCATCTATACGCATGTTGCCATACTGGGCGACTATCAGCTTCGCAAGGTGTACCGATGGGCCGGTGATGGGTTTCCCGCCACGATTCAATGCGTAACCCATTTTGTCTGCCGTTTCCACGTCAAGGGTTGCCATGACGATGGCGTTTTCGATACTCCTTTTCAGATTGCGCGGATAACGCTTTGCTGTGACAATCTGAATGTCAACATTCGCACGTTCAGAAGAGTCCATGACTGAAATCAATTCAGCTGCCGGTACCTCTGTGGGTGGCGAAACGTATTGTTCCAAATTACTCATATTGGATTTTGTTTTTATGCCGTCTTACTGCTTCCGGCCTTGCATTAGTGAAGACAGCGGGAGTCGAACCCGCAATGTGTCGCCTACCACACTTCCTCGTTCACTCGGCATCTCCCGGCTACGGGCTTACACGGCGTTTGCAACCGTCGGCACGTAAGGCTAATTACTCCTTATCTGTGTTTCGCTGAACAAGTGACGCGCCTACCATTTTCGCTACGTCTTCAAATTGCCCGGCTTATTTGGCATCGCCGGGCGTTGGATGTTGTTGTTTATGGCTTTCGCCAAAGGACTGCCTCTCTTGGCTCGCCCTATTTCTTTTTGCGCCGTCGATTTGACAGCTTAAATTTTTCAAGTACCTTTTCCACGTCTATCATCATCCATCGCCCATACTGGCTTATGCAATCGTCAAGAAGACCGGCGGCTTTCATCCGATAGACTGTTGTTTCCGATGTTCCCAGAATTTCTGCAAGCTCGCCTATGCTGTTCGCATACCACCGCTTCGGCTGTTGGGGCTTGTCTTCCGCTTTTGGGGTTTTCGCCTGCCACTCGGTCATCATTTCAAAGAGCTGGCGCGGGGTCAGCAGATGAATAGGCGTATCAAGACCGATGGCGAATGTTCCTACCTCGCTCATTGTGTTCTCGTCAGTACCGCCGCTACATTAGAGCGCGTGTTTATATCGAACTCCACAGCCTTGTCAGCTTTAAGTTGCGAAGCCGTAGCCCGGATGGAGTTTTCGGAGAAAAAGCGATAAGGCACTTTCACGCTTTCGCCAACATTCAGGTCAGTTAGCGCAAGTTGCAGACGGTCGCCTCGTTTAATTTTCTTAATTTCCATTTGGTTTTTAATCAAAATAAGTATTAACTTTGTTGTCGTAATAGTATTAAGTATTTAAGAAGCCACTCAAACGCGGTTTATTAAGTGCTTAATCAGTATCGACACTGCAAAAGTACAACAAAAAACTGATTGCACAATAGCATAAATCAGTATTTAACAATTCTTAACTCTTATGACTGACGGAGAAAAACTTGTCGAAGTCCAAAAGATGACCGGCCTCACATGGAAAGAGCTGGCCGCAAAGATTGGTATCGCGTCTGCCCAGACGTTTACCGACATCCGAAATGGTCGCCACGGCATAAGTATGAAGCTGGCGAACCGTATTATTGAGGCGTTCCCTGATATTCGCCAAGAATGGCTTATGTTTGAAAGTGGCCCGATGACACGCGAAGAAGCCGCCGGCATGATTGCTATGTACGAATCCGCCGAGGAGCTTTCAGCAGCCCAAGACGGCAAATGCACCGAAGCCATCAATGTAGGGTCGTGCTTCCCAAAGGCAGAGGTGGCGATGCGCAACACCAGTGACAGCATGACCGAATATCCCATCGGGTGCATCCTTGTATTGAAGCGCGTAGTCGATACACAACTTTTGATACCCGGCAACAACTATCTTGTAGAAACAAACGAGTTCTGCATTGTAAAGCGCGTTCAGAAAGGCGCGGATAACACGCATATCGCCCTGTATTCTTCTAATGTGGCGACATACCCGGATGGCAAGCTGATATACGAGCCGTTTGAAATTCCCATTGACTCGGTGCGCCGAATATTCAGTGTGATAGGCTATATCTACACACAAGCCAACGATATAAATAAGGTGTAAGGCATGATAGCAATCAAGCGTAACATATCGTTTACAGTGGAAGTCAAGAAGACAACCGCGAAGACCGATAAAAAGGCGAAGCAGCCGGAGGGTCGTTTGCGGTGCGTGGTCACTTGGCAGGGGCAACGTGTACGCTTGAGTGTAAGCCATAACGTTAATGTTGATGGATGGGAAAAGGCATTACAAAGGTGTCGCGCAAAATCCGTCCACGGCAAGATGAAAACCCCGGCATCTGTAATCAATAAGGATTTGGATAAGACGGAAGAAATCATCAACTCCATCTTTCTGCGCTTTGAAGACGCGGAAACCATTCCTGCGAAAGATGAGTTTATCCGCGAATACGATAAGATTGTCAATCCGGATAAGGTCGTGGAAAAGGAAGATGAAGTTGATATTGCAGACCGCCCATTGTTTAGCATCTATGACGAGTTTGTCCGTGATGGCACATTAAGCGGTCGGTGGAGTGCCGGTACGCTTGTCAAGACAAAGACCATACGGAAGCATCTGCTTGCCATATCAAAGAAGCTATCCCTAAATGACGTAATCTCCGGCGGTGTCAATCTGTTTATACAGCATTTCGCGGGCGTACTTGACAACTTTAAGGAAAAGGGTCTTGCCAACACCACAATCCAGAATGACATTGCTTTCGTTAAGGTATTCTTGCGGTGGGCGCAGGAACATGGCTACTGCGATGCCAATTCATTCTTAAACCAAAGGATAAGATTGAAGACCGCAGAAAAGCAAGTGATTTATCTTACATGGGAAGAATTGATGAAAGTGTATCATCACGATTTCGGCAAGAAAAACTACCTCGCTCAAGTCCGGGATGTGTTCTGCTTTTGTTGTTTCACATCCTTGCGCTATTCCGATGTGTATAACTTACGACGCGCCAATATTTCCAATGGTGTGATTCATATTACCACTGTTAAGACGCATGACTCGCTGACGATAGAGCTAAACAAGTATTCACAGGCGATACTTGATAAATATGCCGACGTGACGTTTCCGATGGATAAGGCTTTGCCGGTCATATCCAATCAGCGCATGAATGATTATCTGAAAGAAATGGGTAAGGCTTGCGAACTGGATGAGCCGATAACCATCACACGCTATAAAGGAACGCGCCGATATGATAAGACCTATAAGAAATGGGAACTGCTATCGACGCACTGCGGCAGACGCACCTTTGTCTGCAACGCAATCATGCTTGGTGTGCCGGCGAACATCGTAATGAAATGGACTGGTCATTCCGACTACGCCACTATGCGACCCTATCTCGCCATCGCCGACAAAGCAAAGGCGCAAGCCATGACGGTCTTTGACCGGGTAGATGAAAACGGTTTTGCCCCGCCTGATTCCGTGGGGCAAAAAGTGGGGCAAAAAGATGAAGATGAGTGATAGTCTATGCAAGACGGCAGATTTTGCGGATGTCGTAAACCCCTATTGTGATAGCGTGTGCAAGGGTTTGAAAGTGGATGAAAAGAATGGTGGTAGTACCTGTCTTTCCGCAAATGATGCTGATGTTCAGTAATTTAAAAAATAACGCCCAATTCTCTGCCTAAAAGGTTGAAGTTGGGTGTTTTTTATGTATTTTAATTATTGAATGCGCCGCCCTTTTACAGGCCCAAGCCGAAAACCCGGTGCATATGTTAAATTGGGCAGTTAGAAGTGTTAAATTTTTAGGCGTAGAGTTTGACCAATCGGAAGATGAAGAAGTCTCGGTCTCTGATGCCGCGCATT